TAGTGAGTGCATGCATATGCTGTGCCAGTTTAACCCGATAGCAAAATGCGTGCCATAGCTAAAAGATAGGCAAGAAAAAGCCACCGATTAAGGTGGCCATGTTGCAGATCCGGGAACCAGTTACCAGCCGCCTTGCGCGACTACAGCATAAGCTGCTGGGGATCGTTCAATCTCGCCCGGTCAGTCGATCCGATTGCGCGCCAACTATACAGCAACAAACGACCGATAGTTAATACTCACCGCCACCCGAAACCACCCATCAACCGGCCCAAGATTAGCGACCGACACCGATCCAAGCTCGACACCAGAGAGCACAGTCCCGCGCTTGAAGTGCGCCCGGATTGCGTCAGCCTTGGCCTGCGCGCCGCCTGCGCCTGAGTTGATCGGGTAATTCAGATCAATCTGAAACACGCCGGCCATCTCGTCAGAGTCGCGGATTGATAGCGGCGCAGTGGTTGCCGGGATGACGAATACAGAGGCCCATGATACGGATGGCGCAGGCTTGGTAAACGCCGCGTTCGGATATGCCGTCAGCGCATCAGTGAAGAATGCGCCGGATCGGTAGCGGGCGATTAGTGCGGATGGGATGGAGTTGAATGACATTAGACTTTATTCTCCGCGACTGCTTTTCTGATATTGGCCTGAATTCGCGCGGCGTTTTTTCTAACCATCCCCGCCGGGGATTGTTTAGACCAGGCCAAGAATTCCAGGCGATATATGTAGGGTAGGTTGTTGCTTAGGTAAATCACCTTGCCCATCCCGAAACTATCAATAATTCGGTCAACGGCTTTAATTGCTTCTGCGGTTTTCGGGCCATCACCGTTGGGCGCTGGAGTCTCCGTTGCCGATTCATCGCCGCCAGAAATAACCCCATTCTCTGGTGTGCCAATGCTTGCCTGCCAGTTTCCACGCGCGCGCCCTGTGTCGGCTGGGGTGTCCCTGATAACCCCGGAGAATAGCTCCAGCGAAATAGCTCGACCTGTCTGGTCAAGGCTGGCATTTGTCAGCTTAGCGAATCGCTCGAAGTCCTTGGAAAAGCTCACTACTTACGCCCCTGCAACTCATACAGCAACGGAGTCCCCGCAGGGTTCAGCGACTTGACCGTCTGCACCACATACACCGTCGCACCGTCGATAATCTGGGCGCCGGCAGTTGGCTCGGGTGCCGTGCCAACTGACACAAGTATTTTCTTGTCGTCTGTCTGGACGAGTGTGCCGGACTCAGTGACGCGGCCTTTGTAATTCAGGAAAAGGCCATAAACGGCATGATCCGAGTATGTCGGCACGTTCGTTTGTGTATCAGGGTCGTAGGCGGCGCCGGTCTGAATTCGCAATGTAAGCGGCTTTCCGGCATCACGAATAGCCTCAGCGGCGCCAGCCTGAATCGCCGCATAGTCTACGGCGCTCATACCCGGCGCACCTCAAAGTTAATCCCGCCGCCAGCCTTCATAAGCGGTTTCAGCAGACCCATTGCTGCCGTGAATACTGGCTGCGTGTTGTTCGCGCCTTCTGCCCACTTGGTCGTGATAACGTCAACCGTCTGTTCGATCATGCTGCCTTTCGATCCAGCGCCAACAGTAGGCAACAACGCCACGCCCGCATCAACATCCAACGCAAGCCGGCACTGTGCGTCCTTCAAGCTCTGCGGAATAGCGTCATCAGCAAGAAGCGTGCCATAAACGTAAACGCCAGCACGCGGCCATGCAAGCGGTTGTGACACTGACGTGCGAGAACCTTGCCAGCGGTCTTCTAGGGTGGCGAGGTAGTCGAGCGCTTTGGTTAGCAGAACGTCAGAATCGCCAGCCACTTCCAATCCGCGAGCGGTCGCGTATGCCGCTAACTCTGCTGCGGTCGCGTATGTATTTGTCCCTACGATGAGCGCCATTGTTTAAGCCTTCGTGATGTCTTGGATGACAGTGTACCGCCCAGCGGCGAACGTGAACTTTTCGGCGTTCGAGTCTAGCGCCTGGGCATCGTAAAAGTAACGGCCAGCAGCGATTGTGCCTGTAGGAATAAAATGCACTCGGCCATCTAGTCCGCCGCTTGTGATGGTGCCGATCATTTCCTCTACCTTGGTAGTTCCGTCAACTGGCGCGCGCGACGGGTCAACCGTAAGCTTGAACGCCGTCCATAACGAAATATCAACAGGCGCTCCGGTTGAGTCGGTAATGCGCAGGATAATCCGTTGCGTATCGCCGCGCGTGCGATCTAGGTCAATTGCGGTGGCCATCATGCAACCTCAATAATGGTAGTAGTTTGGCCGGTTATCGCGGCTTGGTATTCGGCTGACTCTAGCTGTGCCACTTGTGCGGCCTCCATTGAGCTAGATAATACAGCCGATTCATTGCTTGCGGCCATTATACCTTCAAGCGTGCATTCCAGCGATTCGTAGATAACCTCGATCCGCGATATGGCTGCGGCTTCGATTATGTCTGCAAGCTCAAAGAATCCGGCGGATGCCAAGACGCTAACAAGTGAAGACGCGCTGGCCGTGTCTGATAGCTCGTTGAGTACAGCAGCACCAATAACAGAAGCCTGAGACGATGAAAGCAAGCTGTCTGCCGATTCTGTCAGCACTGCCACAACGTCAACAGTAGGCGCTGTCTCGGCTGTAACGCTTGCCGTTATCGTGTTGGCTGCTTCTGTCAGGCTTGCAGCACTGGTAACGCTAACCGCGCTCGATGCGGTGACTGTTTGCGACGACTCTGCGAGCGTTGCAGAAGATCCGATGCCGACAGTGGTTGCCGCCGTTACTGATTGCGCGGCCTCTGTCAGCCCAGCAGACGACACCACAGCCGCGACAGCTTGAGCGGTTACGGTTTGCGCAGTCTCGGTTAGCGTAGCGCCAGACGATACAGCGACAGCCGCCGATGACGTTACGCTCTGCGCCGCCTCACCGATAACCGCCGCTGATGTAACCGCAACGACTGATGCGGATGTTACCGTTTGCGCGGCTTCGTTGATCGTTGCCGATACGGTGACGCCTGCAATGCTGACGGTTGCCGAAGCGGTTATGGTGTCTGGCGATTCGGTTAGGTTTGCGTATGCGGTAACGCCTGCTGGTGCTGCCTCTGCAAAAAACTCGCTAGGGTATATCAGCGCCTCGCGCCACCCGTACCTATGACCCTGCCCATCAATCAGCTTGGCCATGATGGTTTACCCGTGGGCGATCTTGCCCGCGCCTCTGACAGTTCCGGTTGAGGTAGTGCCAGCAATCTGAATCATAAACAGGCACGAACTGTTAGGAGTCTCAGATACAGGCAGTGCGGCCCAGTCTGCCGAGAACTTAATGTTCGCCACAGGGCAAGTCAGCGACGCCCTCGGGCGGGTGGCGGTGACGCCAAAGCTACCCGCTGTACCGGTTGTAGCCGATAGCGTGACCGTGTTCACAGCTCTGATGTACTTGCCAGCGGAAGCAGCAGGAATCAGACCGTTAAGCGGCTGCATGAACGAGGCGCGGCGAGTTGCAGCGAGTGAAACTGCCGTCAAGTTGCCGGTCGTGCCATCGTTATAGGTAACAGCCACGGTCGCGTTGACAACAGTTGCGCCTGTGTCGGTGTACCACTCCAAAAACCACTGAATGTCGGAGTAGTTAGCGTCCCCGATCCGCGCCACCATGTTGTCAGCGGTGATCGAGAGGAAGTCGATACCGACAGTCTGAGCGGTTGCAAGCGTACCGTTTAGCCCCCCCATGTGAACAAGCCGATCGTGCAGCTCAAGCGATACCGCACTGTTAGAGGTAACAGCGTCAAGGTATCCGATGTAGCTGGTTGCCGGTAGGGTTTGCTGCGTGAAGTTAAACCCGCCAAGGGTTGTATTGTTGCAGTTGGCGGCGGCAGCAGGGATTGCGCCCTGTCCAGGCTGACCAGTGGCACGCCAAAGCGAGTGGAACTGTCCGGCAACGGCGTTGGCAATGTTCGCCTTGTCGATAACCAAGCGGCTGCTGTTGTTCGCTAGTGCGTTGAACATGCCGTCAAGCGTGGTGATAGCCATTGCCGCCCCCTATTAAGTGTTGGCAGCGTTGAGCGTGAAAGTACTGACCGTGACGGTCTGGCCGCTGGTGATCGTGCCATCTACCGGAATATCGCCAGTACCTACGCCGGACGTTCCTTGCAGGTGGCAGGTTGTCCCAGCGTTGTCCATGATGCAGGCATAACCTGGAGTGGCTGCTGAACCAGCCACAGCTGTACCAGACCATACGCCGAGCTTGGTCTTGCTGCCGGCAGAAGCAGCGCTCATCCAGTCGGACGGCAGAGTCATTTCGACCAGCAGCGTGCCGGTGCGAGCCGCTGCTGCGTTTGCAGGCATTGCGCCTGTATAGAATCGCAGTTTAGCCGATGCGCCTGTGACGGTTTCGACAGCATCAAGCCGCCCGTTGTTAACTGCTACAGAATATTGAAGGGCCATGATTGCCTCCGGTTAGATATGCAAAGATTGTACCGCTTTTGCAGATTGCAAGCAAAAGAAAGCCCGCACAATGGCGGGCTTGAGTTACGGACGCTCTTCAAAAAACGACGAGAAAACACCAGTAGCGGCTCCGCTTCCGAAGTTCTCCAGTACCCAATAATAAGTGCCAGGCCCTACCCCGCGCGAATCATCCTGTGCGGAGCCAACGCTTGATGCTTGGCCGGATGCGTTCGCCACTACTAGCCTGATCACATCAATATCAACGCCGCCAGTTAGCCCGGTTGCGCCATAGTTGATTGTATTCTGCGCGACATACAGGGGCAGAGGTGGCGCCGGAAACTCTGTCCCTGTCATGGTGTTTTTTGGGATGATCGGCAGATTAGACGCGAACGAACCGACCGGCGTGCCACCTGATACCGTGCGTAGCTTTATCGACCCGGCGTCAAGCGTAATGCCTACGCTTTGCAGGATCGTGTTAACTGGCACGTTGATGCGCATTACGACAGACTGACCCTGCGGAATATTCAGCTCTTTGAATGTTCGGAATTCGCGGCCTTCGAAGAATCCGGTTTGTGCCAGATCAACACGGATTCGCCGGTACTTATACCGGCTGCTCGTCAGCAGATCAGAAGGCCCGAAGTCGGGAATCGTAAACACCATTACGGAGTCTCGTCCACAGCCTTACGTTTTTTCTGCTGGCGCTTCTGATATTGCGCCATGAATGCACGCCATAGCGGCGTATCAATCGGCATTGGTTGTTTTTGCTGGTCGGCCACGGCGCACCTCTGGCTTGATTTGCAAATTCTTAGCGGCTTCTGCCTGTTGCTCAGGCTTACGCGAACGCTCGATTCGTTGCAGTGTTGCAAAGTCTACCGGCTGGCCAGGGGTCAAGCCGTCTTCGTTAACTTCTGCCATGTGTCACCTCTTTGTATGTGCAAATAGTATGCCATATTGACGCCCATAAAAAAGCCCCCAATAAAGGGGGCTAGTTCGTAGCGTTATATCAGTTGGTTACAAGGAAGGCCAAAGGCACGTTCTTGCGCTCAACTACGCGCGACCAAGCTGCATCAGCGGCCAGTTCGGCAGGGGTGAACGAGAACGAGGCCGGGGTGCCGGTGTTCTGGTAACCGCTCGGGTGCAAGATCCAGGTCTTACGGGTCCACAGGGTTTCAACACCAGCACCGTTGCCTTGCGCTTCCTGGCGCTCAACTTCAACCGGAACCAGTGGCGCGCCGTCGCCATAGGCAAATGCGCCTTCGCCAAACAGCACGGAGGTATATTTGAAGCCCGAGGTAGAGCCGGCGGTTACGGTCATGCTGTCATCAACGATGACGCGCAAGCCCATGTAGGTCGGAATGGTCAGCTGCCCTTGGCTGTCAGGAATGTAGACAATATCGTCATTCTTGACCATCTGCGCCATCACGCGGCTATGCACTGCGATTGCGCGCAGGCTATCACCAGCGTCACCCATGGTATAAACGGCATCGGTGAAGCTGTCGCGGTTGAACTTGGTCGATGCGGTTTGCGAGCCGGTAGCTTCAACAGCCACGTTGACAACCATGTCGCCTGCGTTGTTGGCCACGTTGTCGGCATACACGCCATTACAGGACGCAATCAAGCGGCGCTGCCATTGGCGGGTCCAATAGGTGTCAACACGGGCACGGATGTGCTCCATTGCGCGCGGACCCATTGCCAGCTCGGACGCCAGGTCAGAGGCGGAAAGGCCTTTGTTCAGGAACGCCTTACGGCTGATTTGCTCGCCCTGCACGATCTTGGACGGCGAGGCGATGTTGGCCGGGTTATCGGTGCTCAGGTTCGGCGCGACGGTTTCGTCAATGTCCTTCCAGAACGGCAGCTCGGCAGTTTTACCGGCAGCGGTTGCCAGGCTGTCGAACAGGGCCGAACGGGTAACAATACCGGACTGATAGAACGCGGTCTTTTCCGGGCTGTTAACAGCCGGCAGGTCTTGAAAGACCTTTACGTCGATGATGTCAGCAAGTTGAACGGTAGCCATGATTTAGTATCCTCGTGTGCGGGCGGTGTGATCGGTTTTTAGCCGGTCGTACTGCGCGGGGTCTTTCTGGCGGATTGCCGAAAGTTCAGCCCCTGTTAACTCTTCAAACTTTTTGGTGGCACCGCCGCCGATCTTGCTGCCGGGAGCACTACCCCCGCTTGCTTGGTTGCCTTTGCGCAGTGACTCGTAGTCACCAGTAGCAAACATTTCTTTGATCACGTCTTCTACTGGTCGGCCATCCTTGCCGGTGACCTGGCCGTCAACGTAATCAAGCTGATCACGAATGAATCGAGAAAGCAGCTTTGCATTCTTTGGATCGTTTGCTTCTTCGCCCGCGATTCGCATTGCGGTCAGCTCCATTTTCTCGGCTGCAATTGCTGCCTTGAATTCGGCTGCCGTCTTACGCTCCGCCTCGGCTTCTGCTTTGTACTTTTCGGCAAGGGTCTTGTATTCGCCTTGCTCGTGTTGCCGTGCAATCTCTGCGTCCTGCTGGGCTTTCTCCAGTTCTGCGGCCTTCTGTTTCGCAGATTTAGTTTCTTCCAGCAGCTTTGAATGATGCCCCTTTAGGCGCTCGTTCTCAGCTAGCAGTGCTGCCACGTCAACTTCTGGAGCGGTTGTATCGGTTGCGTCAGTCACAGACTGATCCTCATTGAATAGGCCACTGGCCGGTTATGCAAAGGATATGCCAGTCTGTTAATGGTTGCAAGTAGCGTGCCAGCTTGAATTTCAGGCAAGAAAAAGCCCGCTGAGGTAGCGGGCTTTAATTAAACAAACATTTCAATTTGGGTTTCGCGCAGCCAGATAGGCGAACTGTTGTGCGCCTCGATTCTGTCAGCTATGACGCTAGCCCGCTGACTTGCTGTCGGCGGCGCGTACATACCGAAACGGCTTATGCTTCCACCGTTAACAGCCGCATTCGTTGAGTCTGCTGACGAGAATGGTAGGCGGCTAAAGATGGACGGGTCTAGCATCCGCAAACCATGCAACCTGCAAGATGGCCTGCCTTGAGTGTCGCAAATTTCCGACATTGCTTCACTGATACGTTTCCACCATGCCGCCGTTCCGGGGCTTGACCACTGGCCGGAACTTCCCAGCGCGACAGTTTTATAGTCGTCCGCAAGCCGGCAAAGGCGGTCAATTGATTCGTGTAAGTGCCAGACCGGCACGCCTGCCAAGTGTTCTGGCCACATTTCCAGCAGTGCGTCGTTAGCATCTTCGTCACCATCGATAACGTCGGGGATCAGTGCCCAGTCAAAGCCGGGGTGTTTATGCCATTCTTGCACCCATCGGATATAGCCGAACACGTCTAGTTTTTCGCCGCGCTTCCAGACTGAAAACGCGCCATTGTCAAAGCAAAACGACTGGCATACATCCGCAACAATTCCCATGTCGTCCTGCCTTGGAAACGGCACCAATGCGTGCCGACCCGCAAGGAATCGAGCCGCATCTTGCCGGCTGCCTCCTATTGGCGTCCCGTGGTAATGGATCACAAGGGATTGCCGTGCGCAGTGCAGGTAACTCCAGCCACGCCGATCAAATTAAACTTATACATCCCGCCGTTCGCAATGCTCCAATCGCGGAACTTGCTTATCGCATCTTCCCAACTGTAAGCATCGAAAGGCAAGGAAAGGGAGTGGCCTTTTTGATTTTCAAAGTGAACGCGAAATGTCTCTTTGGTGCTCATTTTCAGTTACTCCGTGGTTGTTTTGTTTCGTTGGAGCAACTATATACAATGCGCTATACACGGTCAACATACATTTACTCCAGCGTTATCCCTTCCCGCGCCCGCAACTCATCAAGCGTCAAAGTGCGCCCGTTGTCATCAGTGAATTTATCGACGCTCATCCCGCCCCGAAAGAGCTTGGCCCTTTCCGGCCCCAGCGCCTCGTCCTGCATTTCCTTTGATTGAGTCTTTAGCCAGCTGTTGTATGTCGTCTTTGCGCTTACAGGTCCACCCATGCTTGCTCGCGTTGCGCCTTCCCGAAGAGCTGAGAATCTATCGTCAACAACAGGAACCCTGACGCTACGGCAATTATAGTGGGCGGGCGGATAAGGGCCTTGACCGACAGGGTAAATCTGGCCATCCCTGCCCATACACACATCGGTTGTTGATAAATCGAGAACGCTGGTCCACTCCTCCCCCTTCAAAACATCAGCATTGGCCTTGTAGACCTCGGCGCGCGCAACACTACCGGCAGCATTCGCAGCAGTCCTGACGACGGTTTCCGCCTGCGCCCGAGTCCGCGTATTAACCAAGCTCATCACATTGCGCGTGATCTCAGCATTAGTCGAACCAGCAGTGATCCCAGCTTGCACGGTCGTCATCACTTCGCGCGATACGCCGGACGCGAAGGTATCGAAAATCCCCGAGAACGTCGTGTTAATTGTCTTCTGCCCGCTGATCAGCTTCATCGGGGCGGACGTAACGGCGGCGCCAAGCGCAACAGACGAAACGCCGGCAAGCTCAACCGTGACGGCGCCTTGTAGCAGCTTCTGAGTAAAGCCAGCCTCATAAACGGCAAACTCTGTCATGTTGGCCGTCATCAGTTCCTCAAGCTCGACACCAGCAGCTGACGTAATGGCCATGATGTCGATTTGCAGCGCGATAAGCCGAGCTGTCTGGAAGTCCGTCAAGTCCTGTCGCTGTAGTGCGGCGCGAATCTCCCTGGCCATCTGCTTGAGGATTGGCAGCGATTCTTTGACTTGTTGGCCGGCGAATCGCTGTAAAAACACCTGGTGCCTGGTAAGCCTATCAACCAGGTATGTGTTTGCACTCATACAACAGGCGCCAACGGCTCAACATCACCAACCTCTGCGTCCAACTCCTCATCGGTACGGTTCTGCGCAATCAAGCCGCCACCTCGCAGCTTGGAGCGCACGTCTTGCACCGCGATCACTTGACGGTCAAGCAATTGGATCATCGCCATGATTGTCTGCGCGTCTACGTTGTCCGGGTAGAACTGCTGATTCAGTTGGTACTTAACCTGCGTAGGATCGCCGCCCATGAACAGCGTCATATCCTCCAGAGCCGCCTCGATACCTTCGCTGACGTTGCCGACAGCGGTAGACAGCGAACTAGCCTTGCCGCTTGCGTCAATCCGCGCTGCTTCTGCTGTTTCGTTGCTGGTCGCGTCCGTGATTAGGTGCGCGCCGACTGCGATCATTTGAGATTCGAGCGTGCGCAGTTTCTCTTCCACGGCACTTGCTGGGTTTAGCTGTAACAGGTTAGCGGCGCCAGTCTCGCCAAGGAACAAGCCCTGATCTGCGCCTACCGTGATTCCCTGCGGGTTGGCTTGCGTCCATTGCTCGTTTGTCAAGTTAGAGCTAATAACCAGCGTACCACCCGAGTGGATATGCAGGTTCTTGGCCGAGTCAGCCGACATCTGGTAATGCGCAGTGTTCAAATCAACGATGCCGCTAATCAGCGCCTGGTCAACCTCAGGGCTGTTAGTGGTCGCGCCGATAATGTGAAACGGGATATGGTCCCAAGCTGCGCCGTTAGACTGGCGAGGGGTGATCACTTCGCCAATCTGCTCTTCTTTCTCGTTGTAGACGGTCTGGGTGTAGACGCCGTTATCAAGTTTCAGGACGCGATAACGCTTTTCGTATTCGAGCGCATAGTCGTCTTTCTCGACCTCAGCAAGCTCGCATAGCTTGACCATCACCAACCGCAACACGCCGCCGATATTGCGCAGGCGCCAGTTGTCGATTGACTCGGCGCGATAGATCGTCATGCGCGCAGACAAGCCCATCATCGCGACTTGCTCGGCGGACAGGCCAGGCTCGGCAGATGGGTAGTCAACTAGCAGACCAAGGCGGCCAACCTCGATAACCTCAGCAAGCGCTTGCTTTGCCATCTGATCAAGCGACAGGCCGGCGCCATCTGCGTTCTCGGTGGCGTACTCAATCTGCGACGGTAGCTCAACCTCAGCAGGCCGGCGCGACATCATGCCGATAAGACCCTGCTTGGTG